TTAAAGAAGTCATTACAAAGATCAAGCTAGAAGAAGCTGAAGTTGCTCACAAACAAAATAGCGTTGAAAGCGCTGCTCCACAAGTTTCAGTAGCTACTTAGAATAAAAGCTACATCGTTGAAATACGTACATTCACCACGCAATCTCTTGCACTCTATTTAAAAATCATATATATTTTACTCACTATACATTAATAACAAATAAGTAAATATAGACGCGTATAGTCGACAGCCCTAGAGGACTATATTTACGTATTCTAGGAGGAATATAAAATGGCAACAACAACATTTTCGGGACCGATTAAAGCGGGAACGATCTCAAACACAACAGGAACAACACTTGGCGATGATGTAAGAAACACAGGTCAAGTTGTAATGACTCAATCAGTAATGATTGATGCAGCAGTCGTAGTGGGAACAACTACTTACAACGTAGGTGTAATACCAAAAAACTCACAACTACTTACAACTACAATTAGAGTTGCAGTAATAAGTAATGCGAGTGGAACAGCAACTGTATCTGTAGGAAAAACAGGATCAGCTGCTTTCTTTATTGGTAATACTACAGTTAAAACTTTAGGAGAAACTTCTACATTAGCTACTGGATCTTTAGATTCAGCTGATAGAGTTGGTGCTGATACACAAATTACAGCGACTCTTATATCTGCAGGTGGTACTGCAACTGCGGGTCAAGTAACTGTTACTTTTACGTATGCTCAAGCGAATAATTTACAAGACGCAACAGCGAACTAGTAGTAATTAATTAATTAAATGTGGGCTTCGGCCCACATAAAATTTAAAAGGAGAAAATATGTCAGGATACACAAGTGATCAATTAGTAGCCCACGCGACAGCAGATGCACAAATGGTACCTACAGGACAAAGAGCTAGAATAACAGGAATTCAAGCAGAAGGTGCTGGAAGTTCAACTATAGTTTTTAAAAGTGGTGGAGCATCAGGAACTGTAATAGCTACATTTAAATTTGGATCTGAAGGAATAGATTTTTATGTTCCAGGTTCAGGAATTTTATTTGATGATGGAGTTTATTTAGATTTAACAGCAACACCTGGTGTTACTATAACATTTACGTAGGAATAAATTGTGGCTACAATAACTTACACAGTAACCGTAGCAACGGGGACTAACAAATATGGTACCGGTAATAAATATTATATTAACGGAGAAGCCAATGTTGTCCTTTATTTACAAGAAGGTAATACTTATATCTTTGATCAGTCAGATAGCACGAATAATACACACCAAATAGCTTTTTCTACTACTGATAATGGAGCTTGGGCAACACCAGCAGGTACAGCTTACACTACCGGTGTAACTTCAACTGGAACACCTGGAAATGCAGGAGCAAAAACAACTTTTAATGTTGCACCAGTTAGAACTACTGGCGCTCCACTATTATTTTATTATTGTACTGCTCACAGTGGTATGGGTAATACTGCTCAAACTATTTCACCAACTTCAGAAGCAACAGAATTTAATCCTCAAGTAGATGAAATTATAGAAGAAGCGTTTGAGAGAACAGGAGTTAAAGGAACTAGAACAGGTTATCAATTAAGATCTGCAAGAAGATCTTTAAACATAATGTTTCAAGAATGGGGTAATAGAGGTGTTCACTTATGGAAAGTAAAATTAGCTAAAGTACCTTTAGTAGAAGGTCAAGCAGAATATAATTTTGCAAGTGATTCTGTTAATTTTCCAAATGATATAGATTCAGTATTAGAAGCGTATTATAGAAATAATTCTACTACAACAGCACCCGTAGATGTAGCACTTACAAAAATAGATAGATCAACATATTCACAAACGGCAAATAAATTAACTAAAGGAACTCCTTCACAATATTATGTAGAGAGAAAATTAAATCCAACTGTATTTTTATATGCAACACCAAGTTCAAGTCTTTCAAGCACAAGCACACCAAGTAGTTTTCAATTTTGTTTTTATTATTTATCTAAAATTCAAGATGTTGGAGCTTATAATAATACTTCTGATGTCGTAAATAGATTCTATCCTTGTATGATGTCGGGTCTTGCATACTATTTAAGTTTAAAATATTCTCCAGACAGAAGTCAAGAGTTAGAAAGAAGATATGAAAGTGAATTACTAAGAGCACTTGATGCAGATAATCAAGGTACTTCTACTTTTATTTCACCACAAACATTTTATGGGGATGGAGTATAATGGGTAAATACGCATCAGGTAAAAGATCATTAGCAATTTCCGATAGGTCAGGAATGGCTTTTCCCTATACTGAAATGGTTAGAGAATGGAATGGATTTTTAGTTCACACTTCAGAGTATGAACCAAAGCAACCACAAATTAGTCCAAAACCAGTAGGTAGTGATTCAATAGCTTTACATAATCCAAGACCACAACCAGCTTCAGTTGCAAGTTTAATTTTATTAGATCCCAACCCTTTTACAAGTATCAAATATGGGGGAGCAACTTATGTAAATGTTTATTCAGAAGATCATCAAAGAAAAGCTGGAGATATTGTAAGATTTAGAGGAGTTCCTCAAGTAACTTCTGCAGGAGCGGGTGGAGCTGATGCTAGAAATTTACAAGCTTACGCAAATATTCCAACTTTTGATAATGTAAGTGATTTAAATAATGCAAATGGTTTTACAATTGCTTTAGGTCAAATAGATGCAGCAGGAAATGTTACAGGAGCAACTACATCAGATCCTTTGACTACTCCAATAAATTATTTTTATATAACTAGCACTAGTAATGCAACAACAGGTAATGTAAAAGGTGGTTTTAATAACTGTTCAGCAGGACCAGTAACACTTGAGGTAGTAAACGGATAATGGCATATACTTTAACAAATTTACAAACAGATATTAGAGGATACACAGAAGTAGATAATGGTGCAACTACACCAAAAGTTTTAACTGATTCTGTTTTAAATACAATTATTAAAAATGCTGAAAATAATATTTATAGACAAATAGATACAGATCAAAGTGTATCTTATGCAACTTCAAACGCTATTGTTGGAAACAGATATGTAACTATTCCTGATAATTTAAGAGCAATTAGATATGTTCAGTTTAGAGATCAGGCTGGAAATCAATTTTATTTAGAGCAAAGAGATACTAGTTTTATGGCAGAATATTACTCTACACCTGATACTCAGGCTGTAGATATACCTAAATATTATGCTAATTGGGATGAAGAATTTTGGGTTGTAGCACCTACACCAGATAAGACTTATGGAATTACAATATCTTATGACAAAGAACCAGAAACTATAACAGATACTACATCTAATCCCGCTCCAGCTACAGTTGGAACGTATTTATCAAATAAATATCAAGATTTACTTTTATACGGATGTCTGGTAAATACATATGCATACTTGAAAGGTCCGCAGGATATGTTACAATACTACCAACAGGCTTTTAGTCAAGCATTAGAATCGTACGCTATCGAACAGATCGGTATCAGACGCAGAGACGAATATCAAGATGGTGAAGTTCGCGCTCAACTTAACGTTAAACCACCATCAAGTAATAATTAAGGAGATAAAAAAATATGGCAAATATAATACCCAATAGTTTTAGAGGCGCTCTGTTTTTAGCTAATCACAATTTTAAAGCTTCAGGCGGAAACACTTTTAAATTTTCTTTGTATACTTCTAATCCGTATAGTACCTCAAGTACAGTTTTTACTGCAACAAATGAAGTAAGTTCAGGTGGAAGTTCTAACTATGCAGTTAAAACTTTAACTAATAATGGAGTTGTTTCAAGTACAGCGGTATCATCAGTTGACTTTGCAAATGTAAGTTATAGTAGTGCAACTTTCACTGCAGCTTTTGCAGCAATTTATAATAGTACAACGGTTGATGGAGTAGCAAATAGACTAGTAGTGGTTTTAGATTTTGGCGGTAGTAAGACAGCAACTAACGGTACTTTTACTGTTACGTTTCCTGATCCTTCTACTGCGTCTAATGCAATTATTAGTATGAGTTAAGGAAAAAATTTATGGCTTTAGTAATAAATGATAGAGTAAAAGTTACAAGCACAACTACTGGCACAGGTGCAATGGCACTTGGATCAGCAGTAACTGGTTTTGAAACTTTTGCACAAGGAATAGGAAATAGTAATACAACTTACTATTGTATCTTTAATCAAGGTACAAGTGAGTTTGAGGTAGGACGTGGTACATTAGATGGATCAAGTGCAAATTTGACTAGAACTGAAGTTCTCTCTAGTTCTAATTCAGATTCTGCTGTTAACTTTTCTGGAGGCACAAAAGATGTATTTTGTACTCTACCAGCAAGTAAATCAGTTTATCTGGATGCATCAGGTAATCCAGTAGGAGCAGCGTCATCTGGCTTTGCATTAGCAATGGCAGTGGCATTATAGATAGGAAAAAAATATGGCACAAGATTTTAGAAACGTATTAGTTAGAACAATTGGAACAGGCGATACTACATTGTTAGCAGGTGGAAACTACGATGCAGTTATTGGTATTAGATGTTGTAACATTACAACTTCAACAATTGCAATTGACGTTAAAATTGCAAAAGGCGGAGCTGATTACTTTTTAGCAAAAGGAGTTAGTGTTCCACCAAACAGCGCTATTGAATTAATTCAAGGTGGCGCTAAAATTGTTTTAG